TGGCCGCGGGCGATCAGCCGGCCGACTTCGGCCGCGATCTGCCCTTCCGACCTGCGAAACCCGTCGACATCCGGCGTCGTTACATTGATCACGACGCTGACGGGCCGCGCGCCGCCTCCGGCTTCGACGCCGAGCCGTCCGTCCGGGCCGCGCGCAAGCGGCAGGATCGCCTCCGGCCCCGCCTCGCCCATCAGCCCGGTCTGGCCGCCGCGCATCGGAAAGCTGACCGGCCCCGAGACGACGCCGCCATCGGCAAAGGGCATCACCCGCCCCTGGGCAAAGCTTCCGCCTTCCGCAAATGGCAGCGCCGACGACATCACCGACTGCAAGCCCTGCGCGATGGCCCCGCCAAAGGCGCCCTGCACCGGCCGGATGGACGCCGAGTAGACGGCATCGATCATCGAACTCGACACCTCGCGCAGCGCATCCGACAGCTTCATCCCGTCAAAGACCAGACCGTCGAAGGCCCGTCGCAACCCGCTGCCGATGTTGCGGCTCAGCGTGTCGACCTCGCGCCCCGTGAAGGCCATCGTGCGGCCCATCTGCCCCAGTTCGGCGTCGAAGGCCGCAGTGGCGCCGCGCGCACCGTCGAGGCTGGCCTCTAGGGCCGCCACGCGGGTGTCCAGATCCTCGAAATCGGTCACCGTGTCTCTCCGTCCCTGTTGTCGGGAAATCGCATCGCCAGCACCTCGAGCGCCGCACGGTCGAGCGGCGCGGGCCCGCCATTCGCCCCCAGCATCAGACGCAACTCATGCGGGGTCAGCGACCAGAACCGGGCCGGCGACAGCCTCAGCCGGCCGATGCCCGCCGCCATCAGCGCGCCCCAGTCGAACTGCCCGCCGCCGCTCATGTCATTCCAGGTCCGGCAAAGGCCCGCGCCAGCAGCTGCGCGGCGACGCGCGCGGCCTCCACCGGGCCGCCCCGAACCTCGACCGACAACAGATCCTCCGCCGAGCCCTGCCAGCCACCACCGCGCAGCCCGGCCACGATCAGCGCAAGTACGTCGCGCACCGTGTAGCCGCCCGTCTCGAAGCGCTCCACCAGCGCGACCAGACTGTCGGCCTGCATCGCCGCCTCCAGTTCGGCCAGCGCGCCCAGCGTCAGCTTCAGCACATGGCGCCGTCCGTCCAGCCAGAGCGCTACCTCGCCCGCATGCGGATTGGCCATCAGAGCGCCGCGAAGCTCAGCACGCCAGCCGAGGCGAGGCTCATGGAATAGGTGGCCTCGCCGTTGTGGCTGCCCGAATAATCCACAGCCGTGATCTGAAACGGCCCCTCGACGATCCCGAAATCCGGGATCACGACCTGGAACCGTGGCACCTCGGCGTCAAAGAACGCCTGCCGCACCCGCGCATCCGAGGCAGCGTCGCGAAAGACGCCCGAGCCGGAGATGGCCGCGCTGCGCACGCCCGCCCCGCCCAGCAGCTCACGCCAGCCGCCTTCGCTCTCAAGGCTGGTGACATCGACCGTCTCGGCGTTGAACGCCAGCCGCGTCGCGCGCAACCCCGCGACGGTGACGAAATCGCCGGCACCGTCCATGTCCATCCTGATCAGCAGGTCTTTTCCGTTCTGGGCTGTCATCTGCGATGCTCCGTATTCGACGGGCCTTCGCCCGGCCGCGACGCGGCTGCGGGAGGAACGCCATGTTTGAAATCAGTCCTCGACGAGGATCCGAAAGCTCAGATCGATGCGCCGAGCACCGCCCTGGCGCATGCACGGGCGCGACCGGCAGCGCCTCGCCATGCGCATCGCGCCAATCCGTCCGCCGCAGACGAAAGCCGCGCAGGATCAGCGCCTTGCCGATGCGCGCCTCCACGGCCAGGACCGCAGCGCGCAGATAGCGCAGGATCAACCCGTCCTGCGCGCCGTCATCCACGAACCCGGTGCCGAGGCGCAGATGCGCCTTGCAGGCATCGAGCGGGAGCGCGGCATCCGGGAAGCGCTCGACTTCCGTCAGCATCATGGTGTCTCCGTCGGTTGTTCGAAGGACATGCGCGGCCCCCCGCCCACCCCGCGCCGCTCTGACGGAGGAGTGGAGCAGCCGGACAGCACCGGGCAGCGGGGTGCCGCGCATGCAGCCGCAGCCGGATCGGGTCCGGATGCGGCATCCTGGCGCCGCGCGAGCGCCGCGCGCGTCAGCTCGTGGCGAATCTCAGCAGCTTGATCGCCTTGAAGTCGCTGACATCGCCGCCGACCCGCTTGGTCGCGTAGAACAGAACATGCGGCTTGGCCGAGAAGGGATCACGCAGCACCCGCAGGTCGGGCCGTTCCGCGATGGTGTAGCCGGCGCGGAAATCGCCAAAGGCGACGGCGTAAGCACCCGCGGCGATGTCAGGCATGTCTTCGGCCACAAGGACCGGGTAGCCCATCAGCCGGGCCGGCTCCGCCGCGGCCAGGCCGTCGGACCACAGGAAGCGGCCGTCTGCGTCCTTCATCTTGCGCACCGCGCCTGCGGTCTTGGAGTTCATCACGAACACCGCGTTGGCGCGGTACGGCGCGTCCAGCGCATAGACCAGATCGACGATCGCATCGGACGCGTTGACGGCCGCGAAATCGCCCGCAGCGCCGGTCGGGACATAGCCGAGCTTGCCCCACTCCCACGAACCCTGCGCGACCTTCGTATGGGCGAGAAAGCCCTTGGGCTTGTCGATGCCGTTGCCGGCAATGAAGGCCGCCGCCTCGGCGCGGGCGAAACGGTCCGCGATGCGGTCGGCCAGCCAGCCCTCGATGTCGAAGGCGCTGTCGTCGAGCAGCCGCTGGCTCGCCTTCGGCATCGCCGACAGTTCGTGCAGCGGGATGCCGATGCGGTCGATCACCGGGGTGGCGGTTTCCGTTGCGGGCCCCGCCTCCGAGGCCCAGCCGGTGCCCAGCTCGCTGTGGTCGACCAGCACGTCGAACGAGCTCGCCTCGACATGCACCACATTGGCGATGCCGCGGATCGAGGCGGTGGCGTAGAGCACGCCGCGGATCGCCTCGGTCGTCTCGGGGTCGACCAGATAGCCGCCCTCGGCATTGGTCAGGGTGCTCAGCCCCTTGGCCTCCAGGGCGAGGCCGCGCAGACCCTCGTCGTCGCCGCTGCGCAGATAGGCGGCGAAGGCCTTGCGATGGGGAACACCGGTCTCCTGCCCGGTCGACAGCGCGGGGCGCGTCGCCGCGGAGGAAAGGCGTGCGTGTTTGCGATCCAGCATGGTCAGTCGCTCTTCCTGTTGTTGCAGCCTGGTCCTGAGCTCGGCGTGCGTCGCCGCGAACTCGGTGAGAAATCCGGTCAGCGCGGCTTTCACCTCCGCCACCGGATGCGCTGCGGTGGCCAGCTCGTGCCCGCCCGCCGCCTTCGCCTGGGTGTCGTTCATGTCGTGATCCTTTGTGAGCCGTGATTTTTCGTGAGCGTGTCGGGAAACCTGCCTCAGCTCTCGCTCATCAGCCGCCGCGCGGCGACGAGCGCCTCGGCCAGATCGCGCAGCGCTGCCGCGTCCGCGCCGGCATCGCCCCGTGCCTTGGACCCGACCCGCGCCTCCGCCTGCATGGGAAACGTGACCAGCGACACCTCCCACAACTCCAGCTCGACCAGGCGGCGGCCGCCGTGGCCGTCGCGGTCGGCCTTGACCGTGCGATAGCCGATGGACAGCCCGTCGATGGCGCCCGCCGCGATCAGGGCAAGCGCCTCGCGCCCCCGTTCCACCTCGGGCAGGAGCCGCCCCCGGACCCAGAGGCCGCGATCGTCCTCGCGAACCTCTTCCCAGACACCGATCGGGGCGGTGGGGTCGTGCTGCCACAGCATCTTCACGCGGCGTCCGTCCGCGGCCAGCCGCTCAAGCGACGCGACATACGCGCCTGGCACCACCGTATCCCCCCCACCGTCGCGTCGGCCGAACACCGAGGCATAGCCCGCCACCTCCGTCCCGTCCGTGACGACCAGCCCGCTCTCGGGCCGATGAAACTTGCGCTCAAGCGCGTGGGTTTCCGTCATGCCTCGCCCCTCTCGAAAAAAGCTCGGGCCACCAGGCCCGCGATTTACCTCCCTAGCGCGCGCCCGAACGCCGCGCGGCAGGGTCAGCGCGCCGCGAAGCTGCGCCCGATGACTTCGGTGATGCGGTCCAGTTTCCGCAGGATCTCGCCAATACGCTGCTCAATGACCGCGATGCGCCGATCCACCCGTTCGACCTGCCTTCAGGGATGGG